CGCCGACGACGTCGCTGCTATCAGGCAACAGAGGGCCGAGGCGCAGGCGGCAGAGCAGCAAATGATGCAGCTCCAGCAGGGCGCACAGGCGGCCAAGGTGCTGTCTGAAGCCGACACGCAGAACCCGAACGCTCTGACGGCGCTGTTGCAAGGTGGGGGCATGACCGCATGACCTACGACGCATCAGATCCGGCGCAGATCGCCAAGGCTGAGAAGCAAGAGGCCGACCTCGCGAAGGACCTCGACTACGTGCTCAAAGAACCGCGCGGTCGGCGCTTCCTGTACGGGCTGATCTTTGACACCTGCCACGTCGGGAGACTGAGCCACATCCCGGGTGACAGCGACAGCACCGCGTTCAACGAGGGCGCGCGCTCCGTAGGCGAGGCCTTGCTCGAGCAGGTGCGTACGCAGGCTGAGGCAAAGTACATGCTGATGCTGAAAGAAAACCATTTCGGTACCTAGGAAGAGGATCGAGACCATGACCGAAGAAACCGCAGGCGACCTGATCGCCGAAGCCACAGACGCTGCAGCCGCTGACACCAACAGCGAAGACGGCGGCGTTCTGTCTGAGGTCGCCGAAAGCGGCGACAAGAATACCGCCGATCTGCTGTCGGGTGACGAGAGCGGTGGAAGCGAGGGTGTGCCAGAGACGTACACCTTCGAGCCGCCCGAGGGCCTCAACATCGATGAGGATACCAAGGGCAGGATTGATGCGTTCGCCGAAACGGCACGCGAGATGGGGCTGACGCAACAGCAGTATCAGTCCCTGATCGAGTACGACATCAATCGCGCGCAGCAGCTAAACGACGCGGCTGTTGAAGGCTGGAACGGACGGGTTGAAGGGTGGCGCCAGAGCGCCAAGACCGACAAGGAAATCGGTGGCGAGAGGTTCGAAGAGAACATCGCCGTCGCCGAAAGCGCGATCAAGCAGTTTGGCGATCCCGACCTGCGGGCGCTCCTGCGGTCACCCAGCCAAGACAACCCCGAAGGCATGGCCCTCGGCAATCACCCCGCAGTGCTGCGTTTCCTGAACCGCGTGGGCAAGGCCATCGCCGATCCGTCGCTCATCACTGGGGAGCGACAGCCCCCGGTGACGCGACCGGAGGAGCGCATGTACCCGTCCATGTTCGACAAATAGGCGTGATATAAGGAGGGCCCGACATGGCCACACTCAGCGTCAAGAACCCGACCCTTGCAGATCTTGCAAAGGTCACCGACCCCGACGGCTCCATCGCGGACGTCGTCGAGATCCTGAACGAGACCAACGAAATCCTCGCGGATATGACGTGGCTCGAAGGCAACCTGACTACCGGTCACCGGTCGTCGATCCGTTCGGGTCTGCCGACCCCGACGTGGCGTAAGCTGTATGGCGGCGTCCAGCCGACCAAAGCGCGCGCCGTGCAGGTCACTGACACGACCGGCATGCTGGAAGACTACGCGGAGGTCGACAAGGCCCTCGTGGACATGGCGGGTGACCCCGCTGCCTTCCGGCTTCAGGAAGACCGTCCTCACATCGAGGGCATGAACCAAGAGATCGCGGACACGCTCTTCTACGGCGATGAAACCACCGCCCCCGAAGAGTTCACTGGCTTCGCTCCTCGCTACAATGATCTGTCTGCCGAAAACGGGGACAATATCATCGACGGCGGCGGAACCGGCTCCGACAATGCCTCGATCTGGCTGATCTGCTGGTCGCCCAACACCTGCCACGGCATCGTGCCGAAGGGGTCGACGGCTGGCTTGCAGCAGCGTGACCTTGGTGAAGTGACCATCGAGGACGCCGACGGCAACAACGGTCGCATGCAGGCGTACCGTACCCACTACCGCTGGGATGCAGGCCTGTGCCTGCGCGACTGGCGCTACGCGGTGCGGATCGCCAACATTGATCGCTCGGCGCTGTCGAACGACCTGCAGACTGGTGCAGACCTCAACGACCTGATGCACCGTGCCCTGACAGAGATCCCGAACCCCGCGTTCGGTCGCTGTGCTTGGTACATGGACAAGCAGGTTCTGGGCTTCCTGCGTCGCCAGACTTCGAACGGCGTCAAGAACTCGACGCTGACCACCGATATGGTCGGCGGCACCATGCAGACCTCGTGGGCCGGTTATCCGATCCGCCGCTGCGACGCCCTGTCCATCAACGAAGCTCGCGTCGTGTGAGCCTGAGAAAGGAGATCAGAACATGATCCTCGATAGCCTTCTGGAGTTCGCCGATGCGACCAGCGTTGCGGCATCCGCCGGGACTGCCCTCATCGGTGACGTCATCGACCTGCAGGAAGCTCGGGACATCGGCAACGGTGAACCGATCTACCTCGTCATCCAGTGCGACACTTCGATCATCACAGCCGGTGCCGCCGGTACGGTCAAGTTCGAGCTGGTGTCGGACGCGCAGGCCGCGATTGCGACCGACGGCTCTGCCACCGTCCACTTCGACACCGGCACTTTCGTCACCGACGGTGACGACGCCAACGATCTGGACGCAGGTGCGACCATCGCAGCGGTTGCGCTGCCGATGGAGGGTAACGCCTACGAGCGCTACCTCGGCATCCTCTGCACCACTGCAACGACCACGACCACGGCGGGCGCCATCAACGCCTTCCTGACGAAGGACGTTGCGAAGTGGAAGGCGTACGCCGACGCCTCCAACTGATCTTTGGGGGGCCCGCGTTGCGGGCCCCTCTACTACCCTAGGAAGAGGAGAGGGCCATGCCCATCAACGTACGTTTCGACAATAACGGGTTCTACCACCCCGCCTATGGGCGCATGGGGCGCGGCAGGAACCTCGGCAGCGTCTACACTCTGCCCGACTTCTTTGCCGCCCCGGGCAAGCTGCCGTCGTCCGCGACCATCATCGAGGACAAAGAGCAGCTCGAGCGGGTGCTGGAGGACGAAGAGCAGGCCAAGCCGATCAAGCCCAAGGTGGTCGACGAAGAGCAGCTCAAGCGCGCCGAAGCCAGCAGTGCCCGGCAGTCCGGTGCCCAGCGGTCGCGACGCAAGCCGAGCGCCGGAGAGTAACCGATGTCGAGCGAAGTCCAGATTGCGCGCCTCGCCCTCCAGTCGATCGGCGACCGCTTTGATATCGCCTCGTTGACCGAGGCGTCGCCGGAGGCCGAGCAGGTCAATCTGGTCTTCGACAATGTCCGCGACATGGTGCTTCGAGAGCACCCGTGGAAATTCGCCCGCAAGTACTCGACGCCCGCCTCACTGTCGGGCGTCGTGCCGGGCAACTGGGACTACATGTTCTCGTACCCGAGCGACGCGCTGCGCGTGCTTCGGATCGTCAACCCTCTGGGTGACGACCAGCCGCCGATCCGCTTCGAGATCGCCCGCAACAGCTCCGACGCCCGCGTCATCCTGTGCAACGAGAGCGAGCCGACGCTGGAGTACACGCAGCAGATCACAGACCCGCAGCAGTTTGACCCGCAGTTCATCACCGCGCTGGCCTATCGGCTGGCGCAGTACATCGCCATGCCCATCACTGGCGACCGCCAGATCATGGCCGACATGAAGCAGCTTGCAGACGCCGAGATCAGCAAGGCGCAGGCGACCGACGCCAATGAGGGCTTCGAGGCCCCGCGACCTGCGGAGGCGACATGGATCGCGGCGAGGGCCTGACCATTGGCTAAGTTCATCCAGCCCAGCTTTGCCGCAGGCGAGGTATCGTCGGCCATCTCGGCGCGCGTCGATTTGACGAAGCGGTCGGTGGCGGTCGAGCGAGCAGAGAACTTTTTCGTCCGCGTCAGCGGCGGCATGGAGAGCCGACCGGGCATGCGCTTCATCGCCGAGGCCAAGGGCACCGGCACCACGCGCCTGATCCCGTTCGAGTTCAACACCGAACAGACCTATGTGCTGGAGCTGGGTGACCAGTACATGCGCTTCTACACCTACGGCGGCCAGATCCTCAGCGGCGGATTGCCTTACGAAATCTCGACGCCCTACCTCGCCGCCGACCTGTTCGAGCTGGAGTTCGCACAGAGCGGCGACGTTATGACCATTGTGCATCCAGAGTATGCGCCCCGAGAGCTGGTGCGAATTACGAACACCAACTGGACGCTGACCGAGATCGAGTTCGAGCCCAGCCAAGCGGCGCCGACCGGGCTGGCGATCACCGAGATCAAGACAGGCAGCGGGAACATCCTGCGCTACAAGGTCACCGCCAACAACGCCGACACGTTTGAGGAGAGCTTGGCTGGTCTGTCAGGCACGACGATCGCGATCACCGGGGCGACGCAGGCCAACCCAGTCGTCGTCACCACAGGCGCCGCGCACGGCCTGCAGTACGGCGACGAAATCCTGATCGAGAACGTCGTCGGCATGACCGAGCTGAACGATCGGCGCTTTCTCGTTCTCGACGCCCCGACCACGACAACGATCGAGCTGATGTCGGTGTCTCGCGCACCGATCGACAGTACGGGCTACACCGCCTACACCAGCGGCGGCACCGTGCGCCCGGCCTTCATCGAGGTCGACACCCACGTCGCGCCGTGGGATCTAGAGGTGAGCTGGAACGCCGCCGCTGGCGCCGACAGCTACAACATATACCGCGAAGAGCAGGGCCTCTACTCGTTCATCGGGCGGACGGACCGGCTGGAGTTTCAGGACAACTTTATCGACGCCGACGTCAGCGACACCGCACCGGTCGCCGCCAACCCTTTTGAAGAGGGCGCTGGGTTCTGGCCGAGCACGACGGGTTTCTTCCAGCAGCGGCAGATCTACGCGAACTCGGATACGTTCCCTAACCGCTTCTGGATGACGCAGACCGGCGTTTCCTATAATTTCGCTACTTCGTCTCCGCTGCGTGACGACGTCGCCATCATTGCTACACTGGCCGCGCGCCGCATCAA